TGACGATGCCGGCGGGGCGGGTGCCCAGGTCCTGCGTCAGCGTGTAGTCGCCGGTGGCCTGGCCCGCGTGCGCGATGTAAGACACGCCTGGGGTCCCGTGCGTGTCGAGCGCGACCAGGATCTTGCTCGGCGTCAGGTTGTGGCGGAGCGAAGGCATCAGGGCCTCCGCAGGCCGATCCGGCCGGGCTGCGCGACCATGCGGAAGTGCCGCGAGTGACAGACGCGGCACCGGCGGACGGTCTTGTGCCCGGCGGCGTGCTCGGACAGGAAGAGGTTCTTTTCCTGGAGGCAGCAGACGTTGATCCGCCCCTCCGCGATCCGGTCGGCCAGTGGCTTCAAGCGAGGGTGAAGATCGAGGAACCGAAGTCGACCGTGAAGGTCTCGGTGGCCTGGAGGGTCAGGCCGCTGCCGTAGTCCCACCAGCCGATGAGGGCGTCGGAGGCGTGCGTGTCGTTGTAGAGGGCCACGTAGCGGAAGGGGCCCACGGTCCCGCCCGACGCGGTCCACACGACGTCCACGCCCGTAACGGACGCGGTCCCGCCGGTCTCGGACAGGTCGTTCTGCACGTCCGCGACGTCGTAGCCGTTCTCGACCGTGATCCCGGCCAGGTCGGCCTTCACGTCGTCGCCCGACGCGCTCGGCGTGGCGTTGCTCAGGTAGATCTTGATCGTGTGCCCGGCGGCGTGGAACTGATGCTCGCCCTTGAGCAGACGCTCGACAAAGTTCTCGAACTTGTTGTAACCAGCCACGGGGGTCTCCTTGCGGGTTATTCGGCGGGGTGCTGCGGGTCGGACAACGCCGTGCCCCAGGGCTTGGCGTTCGTGTACTCGTGCGTGCCGATGTGGTCGGCGAGGACTTTGCGGGTCACGTAGGCGGTGAGACCGAGGGCGCGAACCTGGCGCGAGAAGTCCCAGTCCTCGGGGATGAACCAGGCCTCCCAGCCGGCGGGCCCCTTTCGGATGCCGTCCTGGAACTTGAAGGCAACCTTCTCGGCCCAGTCGCCGCGCACGTCCGCGATCCAGAGCCCGGTGTTGAAGACCAGGGCGTCGCTGGTCCAGGTCTCGTCCATCGCGTAGGCCTGCTGCATCGTCAGGCGCCGCGGGCCGTACGGGTCGTCGGTCTCGATGCCGGTCGACGTGAGGCCCAGCTCGTTCTTGATCGGGAGGATCGTCGCCATGACGTCGGCCTCGTAGGCGACCAACTCGTCGTAGAGGACCTTCACGAAGTTGGCCTTGAGGGGCCGCACGTCGGCGTGCATCATCATGAAGTGCGTGACCTTGCCCTGGTCGCGCATGTTCAGCATCTCGCACCAGAGCCGGTTGAAGCAGAACGGGAGGGCCGAGGACTGAAGCTCGTTGGCCCACTTGATGTGCGGCAGCGCGTGCGTAATCTGGAACGCGTTAAACCGCTGCCCGTCATAGGTGGGAAGCGCGAGGTAGATCTTCGGCTGATCCATGGGCCTCCAGTGGGGTGGGAAAACGGCAGACATTGGGGTCCCGGTCTGCCAGCGGGTTGGGTCTTTAGCCCTGGGGCATGAACGCGACCAGGACCTCGAAGAGACCCGAGGCCCCGCTGTCCGCGCCCGAGGCCGAGATGGTCACGTTGACGCCGGCCTGCGACGTCACGTCGATGCTGAACTCCGAGTTCGTCACGGTGCCCAGGAGGGCCGAGCGAACCGCGCCGTTCCCGAAGTCGGTGGCCGTGAGCAGGGCGTCCACGTCCGCGTTCACCGTTGCGCCGGTGCCGTTGACGTAGGCACCAAGGCCCACGGAGATAAGGTGACCCGAGGCCCCGTCGGGCCCGCTGACCCAGGAGAGCTTCGGGAAGATCTTGATCTTGCCGCCGGGAAGCCGGCACATCCGCGCGGTCGCGTTGCCGCTGGCCGCGGCGACGGTGAGCTTGCCGTAGGCGTGCTGCATCTCGCCGATGTCACAACCGCTGTTGAGCGTCGGCGGAACGGTCTCCGCCGCGATGATCTGGGCCGAGTCGGCCGCGTTCCAAGTCGTTGCCATTGGTCGTTGTGTCCTTTGTGGTGAGGTGTGGGAGGTGGGACCCCGGAGGCCGCAAGGCCCCCGGGGCACGTCTCAGATAAGCGGGCTACGATCAGCCACTTATGTAGCGCTCGATCTTCAGCACGCGCGTGGCTTCCATGCGCGTGGCGCCGAACATCGCGCGGGCATAACCGTACCAATGGAAAGAACGATCACCGCGCCGCGTGATCTCGGTCTGGACGTCGATGCCCGTCGCGACCAGCACGGAGTCGCGCTGGAACACGGGGAAGCAATCGACGACCTCGCCACCGTCCACGCCGGTGCCGCGCATCACGTTCGTGCCGTTGAGGACGTAGCCCTCCCACGGGCTGAAGTTGAAGCCCATGTAGGTGTTCACCTCGCCACGGACCAGGGCCTTGATGCTGTTGTAGTCGGACGACTGGATCTCGACCTGGTTGAGCAGGTCGCTCAGGCCGCCCGAGTTGATGATGATGTGCGCCATCACCGCCGGGTCCCAGTGCAGGGACAGCAGGGTGCGCCGGGCCTCGATCAGCTTCTCGATCAGGAGGCCGCTGTTCGCGGTGTTGAAGTCGGCCTCGACCACCTGGCCGCCGGCCGTGGTGCTCACGGTCGTGTTGTAGGCCTCGGTCGTGGTGCCTTCCTTGCCCGTGTACGCGGTCGCGAAGAACGCCTGGAAGGCCACGCGGTCCTTCTCGCGGCCGAGGGCGCGGACGAAGTTCTGCACGTAGGCCGAGCTGGGGTCGATCAGGGTCTGCACCCGCTCGAAGGTGTCGATGAAGTCACCGACCGCGAACGGGGTCAGGGTGACCATGCGCCGGTCGTGCGGCGTGTTGTTGACCGGCGACTCGGCGAAGCGGCTCGTCACCTGCTCGGCCGTGATGCTGCCGATCTGCTCGTAGAACATCTTCTCGCTGCGCTGGCTCTCGTTGCGGAGCAGCGGGGCCACCTGGCCCGACTTCTGCTGCAAGAGCATCTCAACATTGTCGTGGTACTGCTTTACGAATGCTGTCGAAAGCTGGTCGCTCATGGGATTCTTTCTGGGGTGCGAGCCTTGCGTGGGTTGTGTTCCCACACGCTGAGGATCTCGCGGACTTTTTCGCGACGGCGCACGCCGAGGTGCGGATAGATCCGAATCATCAGGTCGAGCGCAGGCAGTCCATTACTGCGGATGCGCCAACTCGTCTTCTGACCCGGGTGCGGTTGTTCACAGACCGACGGAGCGCGCATGAGCACGGCCGCGCGTTCTACGACGTCGCGGTCAGTCATATCGAGGGAGATCGCCGGATAGCGATCCCGCGCGAGGTGAAAGCAGCCCTCGCCCTCCAGCAGCCCTGCGAGCCATGCCGAGTCTTCGGTGGTCAGATCTACTCCGTAGCGAAAACGGTGAGCGGTTGTAGCGGCGGGTTGTCGACCAGCGTCGACCCGACTGAGCGCGCTGTGCGGTGGCGCCTGTCCCGGCCCAGCTTACGGGCGTGCGCGCGGACCCTTGCGGGCTACCCGCGACCGAGGATGGTCTTCCTCTTTTTCTTCTTGCGATCAGCCTCGAACTCGGCCGGCGTATGCGTGGCGCCGGTTTTCGGGTTCTTGGCCTCGATAACCTGGTTGCCCTTGAAGGCCAGGCGGACGCCGTTGTGGTACCGATAGCGGACGCCCGGCCCCAGCGGCACCTTTAGCTCTCCTGCGCTGCGATGATCTCGTTCAACCGCTGGACCTCTTCGACCGCGGCCCTGTGACCAGGGTTGTCCCGGTCCCAGTACGGGTGCTTCGCGTCGTTCATGATCGCGGCCTTCTTGGCCTTCGCCTCGCCGTCGTTGCTGCGGACGGTGTCGCGGAAGGTCGGGTCGTCCTCAGCGAGGAGGGCGCCCACTTTCGCGAACATCTTGATGAGGGCCGGGTGGTTGCCGAGGCCCGTCGTTTCGAGGACGTCGATGACCTCGTCCCCGCCGAACTGCCGCACCGCGCCCGTCGCCAGCTTGATCTGGTCCCGGGTGGCGGCGCCGTACTCGGACTCCAGGGCCTTCATGGTGTCGGCGTAGGACCCGCCGAGCTGGGCCGACTGCTCGGAGTACAGGTCGAGCATGCCCTGGGCCTGCTTGTCCGTGAGGCCGAGCTTGTGCGCGTGCGCGTAGAACGGCGCGAGGTCGCCCTTCACGGGCTCGCCATTCTTGATGAGCTTGGCGGTGTACTTGTCCGCGGACTCGGGCGGCGCGTCGATGACACCGGCCTCGCGGAGCTTGCCGAGGTTCGCGTCCTGCCAGGCCTTGATGGCCTCGGGCTTGGCGCCCTTCTCGGGGAGCTTGCCCATGCTGCCGCCGACGAGCCGCTGCGCGTCACGGTAGCCCTTGGCCAGGGACGGCAACGCTTCCGCCGCGTCCTTGCCCTTGATGTTCTCGAACATCTTCTCCCCGCGGAGATCCTCGGGGAGCGAGGAGCGCCAGTCTGACGGCGCCTGTGGTTTCGTTTCGGGGTTCTGATTCTCCGCTGCCGGCTGATTGTCCGTTGGGGTCAGCACTGTCGGTTCAGTCGCCATCAGTCTCTTCGATCTCCTCGGGTGTGGGCAGGGACGGTGCGGTCTCTACCGTGTTGTGAATGGCCAACGCGACGGCGCGCATCCCCTCGCGAAACGCGGACTCGTACGCGTCGCCCTTGACGTGCGTGGGCTCGTAGAAGTACAGCGTGTGCTTCAGGTCTTCGAGGACGCGCTCGCCGACCACACCAGTGAAGACCGTGTGGTACGCGTCGGCGCGCTGCTTCGCGTTCTCCCAGAGCTGGCGCTTCAAGCGGCCGCCCCCTGCGCCTGCTGCGCCGCCATGTCCATCACCTCGGGCGGCATGCTGCCGACGGCGCCGGCGGCGTCCTTCGCGGTCGAGGCCATGTTGGCCATGGACTCCTGCTGGGCCTGCTGCTGGCGCTGGGCCGTGATCTCGTCCATGGCCTGCTTCACCTCGTCCTCGGAGCGCGTGAGGTCGGCCGTGAGGCCGCGCTTCTCGAAGACGAAGCGGATGATCTTCTCGCCATTGAGCGTGATGGCGGAGTCAGGCTGCAACGTGGCGACCTGGCCCACCGTCTGGAGCGCGGCGTTCAGCGAGTCAATCTCGCCCGCCTTCTGCGCGCGGGAGAGCGGGCCGAGGTACTGGATGTCGGTCTCGACCATGTCCTGCGCGAAGGCCTCCAGGATCTCCTGGGGCGGCTCGGGCGCGCCATTCGGGTCCTGCCAGTTCGACTTCTGTCCGGCGCGTAGCATGATCGCGGCGCCGCGGCGCACGATGCGCTGGTGGGCCTCGACCTCAAGGCGGCCGAGCGTCGGGCCGAGGACGCGCTGCATCAGCTCCAGGCGCTTCTGGACCTCGTAGGCCGTGTAGAGCTGCTGGTTGGGTAGCTGAAGCTGCTCCCAGAAGAACGCGTTGCGGATGTCGTTCTGGATCAGCTCGCGCTGGATCTGGTCGTGCTGCGCGTTGTGCCCGGACTCCAGGGGCCGCAGGGCCTCCATGTCGTAGACGTCGAGGAAGACGCCCGGCACGATCTTGGGCGAGCCGACCGTGGCGCCGAAGCGGCGCACGATGGGCGGGCGGATCGAGAAGGCCCAGGCCTGGAGGTTGAGCTTCGTCGCCTCGTCCAGGGTCGAGATGTCGCCGAGGGCCGTGAAGCCCTGGCCGCGCCCGTACGTCTCGCCGGACACCTTGGTCCAGCGCGGGACGAAGGCCGGCATCTCGGGGAAGCCGGACTCCTCGACGATGTGGGCGTCCTCGTAGACGATGTAGCACGAGGCCACGGGCATCTTGTTCGCCCGCGTCGTCGGCGTGTAGCCCTTCGCGCCCGCGCGGGGGTAGATGCCGTGCAGGACGTCGATGGGCTTGTACTTCGTGTCCGCGTTCCCGGCCAGCGTGTTGACGTGCTTGCCGGCCTTGCCCGCGCCCCACCGCTTGATGATCGCGACGGGCGAGAGCTTCAGGATGCGGTAGAACGTGTCGACGTGGCCCTCGTCGTCCTCGGCGATGACGTAGGTCCCGATCTCCTGGGCCTGGAACTGGAAGCCGGCGAGGCCCGGGCCCGTGCTCCGCTGCTCGGTCATGAAGATCGCGCCCGTCCCGAAGGCCCCGAGGTCGAGGTAGACCTCCTGCATCTCCTGGTTGAAGTTCGAGCGGACCAGGTTCTGGTAGAGCCGGTCGGAGAAGGCCTCGTACCAGAGGGCGACGGCCTTGTTCTTCTTCAGGGACTCGACGCCGTTGACCAGGGCGAACCAGCGCACGACGCTCGACGTGAGGGCGCCCTGGATCGAGGAGGCCAGCAGCTCGTTGGCGCGGATC